GAAGTCGTAGACGTGATGAAGAAGATCGGTAAAGGACAGCAACTAAGCGAAGCAGACTTCGATGCTTTGTCTAAGTACAATCCGCTACGCTTCTTGCACGATAACGCGCAGAAGCTTCGCTATCACGGTATGCACTGGCTAGGGGATTGGGCTAAACCAATCAAAGGCACGGGCTATCACGAAGCACACAACGCAGAAGTTGCACGTAAGGTAATGCCGTTGCTAGACCTGATGCACAAGACTTCGGGAGACGACAACGTTAAGGGCTATGTGAAACGTTGGGGTCGAGGTGTTGCGTCTGGCTTGCCAAGGAGTATCCCTGGCACAAAAGTCAACTTAGATGTCACACAGCCAAAAGAGTTTATCAATGTGGTCAAAGCGTTACGACGTCAAAGCCAAGGATCGATGGCAAAGCTAACAGAAAAAGAAAAGAACTTGGCTCTTGCGATACGCACACGGTTTGATCAAGAGCTACAAGCCTTGAGAGATGCTGGCATACGCATCGGTGAAATTCCTGACAACTATTTTCCTCAAGTGTGGAACGCAGATCGCATCCAACAAGATGTAGCGAAATTTAAAAATGCACTTGTTGGTTACTTACAGCGAGAGCAATCGGTTCGAGGTGATGTTGCTGGTCAACGTGATCTACGGTCACTAGAGGACATAGCTGATCATATGACAAACACGTTGATAGATGAGGATGGTATCTACTTGCCACACAAAGGTTCGAAGTATGCACGGGCTGGGGGCAAGACAGATGCAGAATACATGAGATTGATACGCCTCACAGACACAGATGAAAATGGCAAACTGATCTATGAAGACGTGCTAAACTTTATGGAGAAAGAGGGCTACCTATCGAACGACCTACAGTCCATTGTGTCAAAATACATGGAAGGTTCGACACGACGCATACAGCTACAAAATAAGTTCGGCAGCAATAACCACGGGTTCTACGATTACTTACAGGTCAGACAAAATGGTGAACGCGATGCTATAAACTTACTATCTACAGACAAGATCATTACAAGCACGCGATTAGCACAACGTGAATTTGGCTACGGAGTAGAACCAAGTACAGTACGTATTCCAGAGATGCGTGCGATGCGTCCTGACCAAGCTCAACAAGCCGTAGAAACAGCAATGGCGATCATCGAAAAAGGTCAAGGCCCAACATCTGTGGCGGCTTACTTTAATCGACTACGGCCAAATGGTAGTCGCGCATACAAAGCCCGTGTCGAAGCAATTGCTAACGGCCTTTACGAATACTCCAAGCTCGGTGCAATGAGTAGACGGGGCATGGGCGATCAAGACCCGATTAAGTTTGCCGACACGTATATGTCTACACTAATGGGTAGACCCACGTCTGATAGTGTCTACTACAACACGCACAAAAATTTGAGCAAAGGGTTCAGAGCTTTCAGCTCTGTAACACTCCTTGGATGGACAACGCTCACCAGTATTACTGATATAGCTTTGCCGTTCCTTAGAGGGGCAGACATTCGTGATAGTATGCGTGCAATCAACCGCGCATATGTCGGTCCTGATGGCCAAGAGTACAGAGCCGCATTGAGGAGCGTAGGAGCCTCGATGGAAAACATTGCTCACTCACGCATGGCCATGCTTTTTGGCGGCACAGGTGGCAGAATAAGCAACGCATTTTTCAATGCAACTTTGCTAACGCCTTGGACTAACATGGCGCGTGAAGCGGCTACAGCCGTAGGTTATGAAATGCTTAAATCTACACAGAAGATAGCTTACAAAAACTACAAGCCAGGTTCTGTTTCACAAAACGCGGCTTACAGGAGAGCGAAAAGAAAGCTAGAGACTTTTGGATTGGGTGAGTACGCAAACAGCGAACGTTCTTTAGAAGACATTGCCCTTCTGTATGACGACGCGAGGTTACGTGCCGCACTTCATAAATTCAGCAATGAGAGTATTTTCACACCGTCAAAAACCGACATGCCCCTATGGAGCCAAGACAATAATTCGCCTTGGGGTGCGGTGCTTTTCCAACTAAAAAGCTACCCTCTTATGTTCCAGCGTCTGGCCGCACATGTATTGTACGAAGCCTACAGATGGGCAGACTTTAGGAACACTCCTGGCAGTGGACGTACCGCGCATGATGGTGACATACGCCCCCTACTCAACATGGCGATGGTCGGTCTTCCTTCTGGTGCGTTAGCACTGTCAGCCAAAGATATTATTCAAATGCGTGGCGGTGATGACGAACAGAGTTCTGCTTTGCGTAAGCGATCCTTTAACAAGATGATGGATGAAATGGGATACGACGTTCGCGTTCATGGCGATAGAGATCAATTTTTGGGTTGGACAGTAGAGAGCCTCGTCCATATAGGCGGCTTTGGCCTCGTCGCTGACCTCCTGTACCAGAGCGCGATGCAAGAAGAGAAAGGTTCGTATGGCACCAATCGCATCATGGGACTAATCCTTGGCCCAACATACGGCACGCTACAAGCTGGCACTACAGTCTACCAAGGCGTAGAGCCAAGCGAAGGTACAATCAGCAGACCAGCCGCAAGAGAGATCGCGCAGAGAATACCCATCCTTGGTGGCGTGAGAAGTATCCGTGAAGAGCTGGTGTCAATCATTGGTGGTGATAAAAAATCCCAGAAGAAAGGTATGAAATCATCATTAAATTCTAGCTTAAAGTCTAAGCTTTAAGGACGACGATGGGGCAAATATGGAAACAATAGGTATTGGAGATTGGATTACTATTTTCTTCGGAGCGTTTACGATCCTGTCTGGAATAATTTTCGCACTGATCCGCAATCATGTGATGTTGCAAGAGTGCGTCAAAAAGATTGAGACATTATTTCAGTTGATCAACAACATGAAAGACAAAAATAAGTGATCGTTCTCAAACGGGAGTTCGCCTCTCCCCACTTTAAATGGCGAGAACTAGAGTGTAGATGCAAACGTATATGTGGTGTAGGGGGAAACAAAGCACGATGGATACAACCAGAAGCAATAGAAAAATTAGAGGTGATGCGTGACTTGCTCGGATTGCCAATGCGGATTAACTCCTCGGCACGCTGTCCGGTGCATAATGCACATGTTGGTGGCGCTCCTTTATCGACACACAGGTCTACAGAAAGTATGCCAACTCGTGCGTTCGACGTGGCTATCACTATGGACAAAGACCGTATCATTGAAGCGGCGGTTGAAGCTGGCTTTCAAGGGATCGGAATAAACTATCGCACGTTTGTTCACATAGACAATCGACCCCGTAGGGCTAGGTGGTAGATCATGGAAATTTTAGGAACCGTAGTTTCAGGACTTTTTGGAAGCGCACTCGGTGGGGGCGGCATAGGATTAATCGGGACAATCGTCGGAAAAACTTTTGGCTGGCTAGAGGCGAAGGAAAAAAACAAAACCCTTCTGGCACAGCACGCACACGAACTGAACCTACTTAAAGAACAAGCCAACATGAAACAGGCAGAGATGGAGAGCGAATATATGATTGCTCAAATGACTGCCGACGCATCAATTCGCACAGCCGCATATGACCACGATGCGTCCTATGGAGAGACGCCTCGGTGGTGCAGTGCCATACTTAGACTTGTTCGTCCGACAGTAACGCTTCTCTTAATGGGTATGTCGGGATACATCTACTGGAAAGCCTATGAATTTGGTGATTGGGATACGACCAAGATGTTAGCCGAAGAGGTTGTGTTTATGACGTCACTGGCCATCACGTTTTGGTTTGGGTCACGCCCTGCGAATAGGAGATAATTTTTTGAGACATTGATCGAACGTAATACGTTCTATGTCTGGTATCTCAAACTCTTTAGCTCTGTAAGTTATACTGCGCTTAACACCGTGAGAAAATATAACTCTTCTCGCTGGCAGTAATACACATGCGGCTATATCAAAATCATCTTCGTCATAGTCATATTGACCAGTTTGCGTAGCGTGAAAGCCACGTTTGAAACCAAACGATATGCTTTTTTCTTTTCGCTTGTTACTGCGTCCTTTGACCTGTATGCGAACCACACCGACGTCAGGGACATCAACATATATGTCTACTGCTCCACTACGCGGCCCTTGACAGGGATCATATTCCATCGCACCAAGGGCAAACAAAGTAATGTACTCTGCCATTTCACCACGCCTGATGTCTCTTGTATTCCCTTTCAGATTGGGAACAAACACATCGTCATTTACAAGTTCTCCGAAGAGATCATATTCCTTTAGCAAAGCTCGTCAGTCCTGGTTTTATTTTTTCAAGAAAGCCGTGAAGGATGGGTTTGTCTGACACAGTGCCGTCGATCCAAACGACATTAGCATGTGTACCATTCGTCGAGGATATGTAACCCTCTTTAATACCATCCATCGAGCGAACGTGATCGCCCTCTTTCAGTCTTGTCATTTTTGCATCCTTTCCTTGGACGGTCATCTTTAATAACCTTGTGGTGTTTCCCATCTAGAATGATTGCGATACAGGCCATTGCATGGCCTAAGTGTGAACAACCGCTATCCTTGTCTTGCTCTTCTCCATCCCACCATGCGGTCAGGTGTCTTAGGCAAGCATCGTAGTAAACAGACATGCTTATCTTTTCATCTCGCCAGTTGTAGGCTCCGTACTTGTCTGCCCCGTTGGTCATCGCTTTCGCGGTATGTCGGATTGCTTCAGTCGGGACCAATCCCAAGCGTGTCTTCTTCATGCCAAACGCTGTCTTCGGGTTGTTGTCAGGATTTGTCGTCATTCATCATCCTCTCAGCCATTTTAATAAGCTGTCGCTTGCGCTCACTAACTTCTTCTTGTTTATGTCTCTTCTCTGACACCGTCCCTGTAATCCATCTTGCATCCTTCGATAGCTCAAGCCATTTTTTCCAGACGTGTGATCCCCTGCCGCATCTCAATACAGCTTCTGGTGGTTTACCCAATGGCCCCCACGCCTCGATGTTTCGACGCATATTCATGTCTTTGGCTTCGGATGGTAGAGGTCGTAGTCACCGCACACTTCTCTTGCGGCCCTGTCATGCAGTGTGCAATGCCATGTGTGATGAGGATGTGCTTTCGCATGGCGGCAAGAGTAGCAAAACATTTTTGGCTTCTTGGCACCCCAGCATGTATCAAACTTAAAACACTTGCCACCGTTCGGCCTACCTTTACAACGCCAATCGGTTTCGTCGTCGGCAATCTTCTTAGCCTCATTATTTAATACGATATGTATCCTCGCCTTGAGCGAGTAATAATACAGGTCGTCATACGGAACGAGTTCTGAAGCATACTTGCTATTGTTCTTATTGTAGCAAACGAACAGAGATTTTTTAATTTGCGACAACCCCATCATCAACTGGACTTGCCCGTAATACATTGGGTGTGATGACTTGACGCCATCCTTTTCAAACTTTCTGAAACTTGCATCATTCATTGACTTGAGTTCGAGCAAAGCTATCTCGCCCTTCTCTGCCCCCTCAAATCTTTCATCCAATTCTATCTGGCCATCTGCGTGACCGATCACATGACGTCCGAAGTCTGTGTACTCCCATTGCTTACGGGTCTTCGGGTCAACGTCATAAACTGCAAACTTTGCTTTGCGTAAGTCGGCTATCATCTGATCTTCCAGCCGATTACCTTCTCTGAAAATTCTTGCTAACTGCGCTCCGACTACAGTGTCGGGATAACCTCTTAGACAGAAAGCGAGGTAGGCATCACATGGATTGCCTACCCCACTCGCGCCTATGTATTGTCGCACGCCCTCACGTCGATCTTCAAATTGGTCGAGAGCTTTTGCGACCACGTCCATTGTTTAGATTGGCTCATCAGGCACAAGCTCACCATCGTAACTTGACGTCGGTAATGGTGGTGCCATAGGTGTACCTGACCCATTATCATTGTACTTCTGGTCTATGATTACGGCAGGGTTTCCATCCTGACCATTTTTCAGCGGCCCGTATGCACCCCATCGTACAGGCTTGCATCCACTTTGCCTCAGCTCACCTGTCATTGGGTCTGGCCATGTGTCTCTTACTTTGTTGCCGTCTTTGTCGAGAAGCGGCTTACCGTTTTTGTCGGTCTTGTACTCGTAGTCCATCTGCACGGACAGACGTAACCCTACATAATCATCCACACTTCTCGGACGATTTGGATCGTGGAAGCCACCGTGTGTAAGGATGCTTTTCATTTTAGCCCGTCCTTGCTCACAGTTATTGGTAACTTTTTCATCCTTTCCGTGATCGGGATGGTAATAGGCAATCCATTCCCGAACGTCTTTGCCTACCGCTTCGACGTGAAATTTGACTGCTAATCCCCAATAATCACTCTTACCTGACTTTTCGACCTTCGCTTCTACCACCTTGCAGTTGTGAATACCTGGCGTAACGCTTTGAAAATTTACATCTCGTCTTGCTTGCGAAAGATCAATATTGCTTAGTTCCCACGGCTTACTCATGCGACTTCTCCTAAATTAGTTTCTGTTTGTTTCAATTTTGCTTTATGTTTTTTTTGCCACTCGTCTTCAGACATCTCCAAAGAACTCAGAAGCTCTGTGATGTTTCCACATCTCGTCACCTCTCTAATACGTGGGTCACGGTCAGCGCGAGCTGGCTCTCTTGTCTTGCCCTTCCAACCCTCATGTTGCCCTGCGATCACATATCGTTCTGTCGTGGTCTTCGCTATGGTATTGTCTTCATTTCTCCACGGTGTGGGCAACTTTGCGACACCAAACACAAAATCAAAAATGCCACACACATCTTCTTGCGTTCCTCTGTTACAGATGGATGGCCAGTATTCCATCACCCCGTCTTTGTTTTGTCGCTCTGTTTTTAGGGAGGTGCAAATCACATGGTATGGGAGATCACGTATCTTCTTAACCATGCCTAGCATTTCTTTTTTTACGTGGGTCCACATATCCCAGCCTACATAACCAGCTTCGTTTGCTTCTTTCATCAACAAGTAACTTGCTTCTGATAGGCTATCGACCATGATGACTTTATAACCTTGCTCTGCAAATTCTTCGCTGTGCAAGTATTCCGCTAAAAATGCAAGCGAGTAAGTGTCTTCTTTCTGTGGCTCTGCCGACCATGTACTAAATTGGTAGTACGGAATTTTCTTTTCAGACAAACTCATCAAGCCAGCTTCGCCACTCAAGATCAGCGTCTTGCCGTACTTCTCTTGTAAGAAGCCAGCTTGCGTTGTCTTCCCCCAGCCAGCCTCTCCGTATACGAGGATTTTGAAGTTGTTTAGAACTTCTGGCCCGTCTGTCGTTTTTGGTTCTGGCATCGTCATGTAGCACTTCCCTCGATCCGTATTGACATGGGTCCAGGTGTTACCGTCAAAGCTGGGTGTACTTTCCTTTGCTCCTCTGGTGGAAGCTTTTGATACTTGTCTTTGGTTATGATCAGCTTCTTAGTTACATGTGCTGGTAACGGGTCATGCTCATGGAAGATCATCTTCAGCATCTCATGGTCCCAGTTGTTTCTTGAGGAGCGACTTACGACAACTGTGGTGTTTCCTACTTGACGCTCTACATCACCGATTTCTTCTGGAACAATCTCTGTGATTTCCGCTTTTAATCTTCCAAGTTTTTCTTTGAGTTTGTCTATGTTGTCTTGTAAAGCGATGTATTCTCTGGCCTTTACAAGAAGTTTTTGATTTGCTGGGTCAATCCCAGCATCCCATCTGCTCATGCTTATCTCCTTAAAGTTATGTCGCAGTGACAGTTCAGTCTATGGTTTAGCATCTAGACACAACTTTGTCTAGCTATATCAGTAGAAAGGTGCTAACAAGAAGGAAGTTCACAACAAGGCAAAACTAATGGAGAAGAAAATTAATTTTCAAAAAATGATTTCCGATTGTGGGAAGCCAGAGGCTGTAGCCGAAGCGATAGGCGTTCACTACACCAGCGTCTACCGCTGGCTGAAGGGGCAACCGCCCAGCGTGATCTACATCTCGAAGCTACTGACAGAATTTGACATCGATATAAACGACTACGTAACAGGAGAGAAGTATGGAACAAACGCACAGGGAGAGAATACGTCAAGCACTTTATGAATACGTCTTAGATTATGGCTGGTCTGTAGTCCCGATTAAAACGGGTGCAAAGCATCCTTGGGTTCCGTGGAAGGAGTTTCAGACACGGCAACCTACAGAAGATGAAATCAATGAGTGGTGCGATAACGGTGCAGTCAGCAAGAACGGTCATGTCTTACACGACTTCGATATATGTCTGGTCACTGGAGCGTTATCAGGTGTAGTCGTTGTCGATTGCGACAATCAAGAGGCTGTAGACGAAGCTAGGAAACTTGGCCTCGCGTCTAACGTCAGCGTGAACACGAAGAAAGGGCTGCACTTTTACTGGCACCATACGGGAGATGCTGAATACAAGAACAAGGTAGGCGGTCACACAAAGGCTGGCGATGTTAGCTGGCCTAAACTGGTGGGCTTGGATTTCCGTGGTGATAAAGGCATTGCTGTTCTTCCCCCTTCTCGTCATGCAGAGGGCAACTACACATGGAACGTGAGGTACGACGATCTCGATTACACAAAGTACCTATGGTCTAACAAGACGTTCTTGCGTGACGTAGAGAAGCTGAACCAAGATGACGTCGAGGCGTTACTAGCTGGTCAGCTACCCGATCTCACAAACGTTGGTCCTGATAAGTATCAGCCAATGTCGATTGAAGATGAGATCATTGCTGATGGTGGAGTAGTACGAGAAGGTGGTCGCAATCACGCACTCACTCGTTACGTCGGTCAGGTTCTGAACAGCGGCATGACACCGAATGAACTGGAGCGAGAAGCTTGCGAGTTTGTTGCAAAGTACATGGGTGACAATCCTCTGCCAGATGAAGAGATACAAACTGTAGTCGCTTCGGTGGTGCAGATGGATCGTGCGAACAAGCCTTGGCGATATGATGCGGAAGGTAACTTCTTGCATGAGGCTGACCGTACAGATGTGGCAGTGCCATCAGGTGAAGCACAGCCGTTACTCCGACGGGAACAAGCTAATCAGATACTTGAGGACGCTGGCAACGAGCCATACCTCATGTTCCCTGCAATCTCGCACCCGTCCATTGTCCAGGTGTACGGCTTCAGTGGTCACGGCAAAAGTCTTTTCCTTGGCCATCTACTTTACGGTCTGGCAACAGGTAACAGCTTTGCATCTTTCGAGTGTATGAGGAAGGGTAGAATACTGTACCTAGATTTTGAAAATGGTCTTGTGGAAATCGCTGATAGATTAAATGGTTTCTATACAGCGTTCGAAGAACCTGATGATGATGAGGGATTTGGCGTGTATACGCCATCCCTCAAGGACGCATCAGTGATTGATCTGCGAACTGATCAGGGATTACAAGAACTCATCGAAAACGCCAGAACTCATCGAGCCGACGTTATAGTCATCGATACACTTCGCACAGCGTTCTCTGGGTTTGATGAAAATCGTCAGCAAGATTGGTCGCGTGTGAACAACGTGATGCTATTTTTGCGTAACCAAGGGTACAGTGTGATAGGTGTTCACCATGCAAACAAGCCACAAGTGCAAGGCTCTGGTGGTCTGTCGCAAGGCACTGAAGCTGGCTCAACAAACCAGCTCACGGTTTTGGAAACTCAAATGCGTGTCACACAAATCTTCCCTGACGATGAGGAAGGTATCCAGAGAGCTGAAGAGGTTCGCGGTGTAGTCGATGCCAATGGGTACAGGACGATTGTAGATATGAAGTGGCGTAAGGAACAGAATGATAACGAAGCTTATCGGCTGAAGACTGCGATCAGAGTTTCATACGGCAAGGTCCGACGTATGACTGATGCTCACAAGACCACATACATTGGCTTCGCAGAGGACAGTCAAGGTAGGCCAATCATCATAGCGACCAAACCGTTGCGCGAAAGAATTAAGCATCAGGCCGAAAGAGGTGGGGCAAACGGACAGCCACTGTCTGTAGATTACTTGGCTACATACCACAATGTCGGAGTACGAACGATACGTGAGTGGCTGAAAGTCTCCTAAAGAAAAGGCCCGAACCGAGGGGAACGGGCCTTAACTACAAAGGAGTAAAGATATAAAACAAATTAACCTAATACTAACGTCGAAAACGGAAATAAAAATAAACAGTTATTTTTTGTTTAAGTTCATTAACGTTTATAAACGTTGTTCAACGTTGATAAGGAGCGAAGTGCGAAGCACTAAAGCGACCAAGAGCAAAGTTACGCAACGTTTATATCTATATATGAGGGCAGTTTTGACCCCCTGTCAAGTAAAAAGTTTAGTATAGTTGCTAAACGTTGCTTACTGTAGTATATATGTCACACTATATCTTGTATGTGGAGACATAGATGCCAGCACATCCAGTAATCGAGGCTGATGTTGAATGGTTACGACGCGAGTTTAAAGCACAAAATCTGACTTTGAAACAGATGGCACAACATTGTGGTTGTTGCGTTGATACGTTGAAGCGTATTCTCAACCGCCACAACATAGCTGTTTACAGTGCGGCTAAGTACCAAACTTCGTCGTCAAAGAACAGCGGCTATTGGAACCGACCGTGCATGATGTGTGGTAGCAAGAAGCGTCGTCCTAAAAATCAGTACATCTGCACACCCTGCAAAGACGCACAAGCAGACGAAACACCGTATGACATCTACTAAGAAGCGTCTATCTGGCCGATCATTAAAGCGTAAGGGAGATACCTACGAGCGTGAGCTTGCCCATTGGTTCAACACTCAACTCTTCGATGGCATTGAACGTGTCTCTCGCGCCCCCCTTAGTGGGGGCGGCTACACGTCACTAAACGCTGGCGGTGCAGACTTGGTAGGTTTGCCCCTGGTATTTGCGGAAGCTAAACGTACAGAGAAGCACAACCCCCGTACAGCGTTACAACAGGCAGAAACTAACAAAGCAAAACGAAGAAGCTCAGATGTCCCTGTGATCTTCAATCGTAAGAACAATGAGAAGCTAGAGAAGAGTGTCGTATCGTTACGGCTCGATGACTTTACCGACATGCTAGAAATAGTATATCGTTGGCACGGGTACATACAAAAACAAGAGCTGGATCAATCCCCTGTCGACGACGATACACAGATGTCCCTTTTGTCAGACGCCTAACGCTCCGACGCATTATGTTCATGGCCATTTGGCATGTGTGATATGCCGAAAGAACATCGATGAATGTTGTAGTGGGACGACATGCGAGGCATTGCCCGACAGTATGTCGGAATGGAAAACGAGCCAGACGAAATAAGACTTCAAATTTTGCTGAACCGTGCGGCTGAACAAGGGGCAAAAGAAGCCCTGCGTAAAATTGGCCTGTCGGATGAGGATGCTGGTCAAGACATACATGACCTTCGCACCCTGATCAATGATTGGCGATCCTGTAAACGCACAGTGTTCCAGACAATGCTGAAGGCCACCACACTTGCTGTCCTCTCGTTTATTGCGGCGGCGGTGTGGATGAAATTCGGTGGCAACTAAGGTCTGCAAAACGTGTAAAGAAGAAAAGCCACTTGATCATTTCAGATTGACCAACAAGCGATGGCGATGCAACGAATGTAACACTTGCTTTCGCAAACGCTATCGAGCCTACAATAAGAAGCCGTCGACGCGGGTCCGACACATGGTGTTCGACATGAACAAGTCTGCGCGTAAAAGAAAGTTTGACTGCGACATCACAGTAGCTGATGTCTTTCAGATGTATGAAGATCAAAATGGAAAGTGTGCGCTCACTGGCTTCGACATGACCCTTGGCAGTTCAGATGATCCCGTAGAGAAGCGGTATGCCGCCTCTCCTGACCGCATAGATAATGAACGTGGTTACACGCTCGACAACGTTTGGCTTGTCGCGGCAAGAGCAAACTCGATTAAGTCGGATATGACGATTGAAGAGTTAATTGAGTGGTGCGGTGCTGTCACAAAACATTTGACTGACACACAACGAAACACGTCGTAGTTGTTGTCAACAAAAATGTGATAACGTAACAAAAGAAAAAACCCCCTTGCGCTTTGTGCGCTGGGGGGTTAGTGCATGTATATCCTTGGAGAAATGTGGTGTTTCCGAAGAGGATGGGGGCTGTCAGTCTAACGCTTTCAGCTCCCTAATTTTATCCTCTTTACGGGTGAGCAAATAGTTTTCTGCGATCTCACGTTTTGGTCCTGGTGGCATATAGAGCTTATCGATTAGCTCGTCCATTAAGTTTATCTCTGCCCGTAACGCCATACGAAACACATTGTCCTGTGTTTCAGCGATCACGTCGTCACTTACTTTATTATAGATGTCTTCATAAATTTGTATCACCTCCTTTCACTTTTCTACTACTAGCAGAAAAGCAAAAAACTCCACAATATGAAAAAATTTCCTTCCCTATGAAATAATTTCATGCCCTATGAAATTTTTGCATCGCTCTTTACGATAGAAAGAAAAGGTTTTTCTTCGTTATCCATTTCTTCCTCCAGCCTTTCGATTTCAGCATTAATTAAGTCGGTATCAGGCCAAGGTTTCGCTTCCGCAACTTGGTGAACGATGTCTTCTGGATGATCAAATTTTTCCACCCACTGCTTTAGCATTGCATCTCCAATCGAGTGCTTGTTGCTCACAACACGCGCTACTACTAACAGCCTTCTCATCAGCGAAAGGATGCAAAATTGCCTACGTCCTGCCAATTTCAGATAGTACATCCACTGGCTATTATCGTCGTGTTCGTCGAGGCGAACGCGACCGTAGTATTCGGTTTCGCTAGACACTTGTAGCTTGGTAAGCAAGTGACGCTTAGAAATCTTCGTCGGGCAAATGCCTAAGTCTTTTCCAGTCAACCCCGATTGTCTCCATAGGTAAGTGATGTCGGAATTGTGCATTGCATTATACGTACCCGAACAGATGGCGGCACTCGCTACACCCCAAGGTGTACCCAAACCGTGCGCTACCATGTCGAGAATATACCTTCTCTCGAAAGCAATTGAATATGCTGAACCAATCAAAAATAGTTGGCGGTGCATCCTTACCAGCGGGGGAATGATGCCGTCTTTATATATGCACCTGTCAGAATGTTCTATGTTTGCCGTCGTCCAGTATGCCGGTGTCCACGGATACACGTCGTCCGACGGGAATACATATCTCTCTTTAACTAAATTATCTACAATTTTGACTATCTTGTTGTAGTCACCAAACGCTCTTAATGTTTGCATGAGCTTCTCCTTTGTGGTTGATCAGACGTCAATGGTCTATTATTTGAAAAAAAAAGAAAGTTTTTTTATTTTTCAGTTCGTCGCTAAGTTGTCAGCAACGTTGCTAAACTTCACATTTGTCCAGATAATCATCGAAAAATAACTATCTGAAATCGTTACTCAAATTTACAGGGAAATGTCGTATTTCTGTCATTGTCACAAAGTGACATGACAAAATGACACAACCCAGTTGTTTCCACTCCTTTCTCACATAACATCTATGTGCTGGTTTACACTATCGATGAGACGTATACCGCCTTATCATCGTTGCTCAAGTGGGCATAACGCATCGTTGTTTGTATGTCGCTATGTCCCAAGATCACGGCTATCGCATCTAGTGGCACGTTCTTTTTTCTCAACCAACTGGCAAAGGTATGCCGCAACGCATAGCACGTAATATGATCTGGTAACTGCGCTAACTTCTTGGCCTTATCAAATGGATAATTGCAGAATGACGGTACTCTGCTTCTGCCCTTCGGGTTCTTAGTGCTATAGTGACCACCCCATCGCTTGACGACAGCACCTGTTCTATCGCTGGACGAACTCAACAAGTCGTACACCTTCGGGTGCATTGGCACGTTTCTCTTACGCCATACCTCGCCACCCTTCTTACCCTTCTTGTGCTTTACAACAATCAAACTGTCTTCGGCACAGCCACGTATATGAACATCGTCCCACCGCAGTCGAGCAAGCTCGACGGGGCGAACACCCGTGTACGCAAGTAGTAAATATATAGGATGCTTGGCTGGCCATCTTTCTTCGACCACGTCCAAGAACCTCTCCGCTTCTTCTGGCGATAAATAAACGTCCTCTCTCGCCTGTTCTTTTGCTGGCGTCTCTATCATTGGCACACGATAATGTGCCTCTGGTCGATGTTCCCTGCTCCACTTCTCAACGTAGTTCAGACAGCCTCGTACTCTTCCAAGGTAAGTTTTAATGGAGCTGTTAGCCAATGGCTTATCGCCTCTCGACTGCCAGTAATCAATCAACGCTTCCATGTCTGCAATCTTGCGAGGCAACTTGTTATGTATTACGCCACCCAAACAATCCATGATGGCATTGCGTGCGTTGTCGCTTGTATTCGGGCTGTCGGTGTAGACCTGGACAGCATCTTCTAGCGTCCAGTTATTAAAGTTACGCCAATCCCCTACCCCGTATACTATTGGCTCGGCTACATCAGCCTTTGCTTTAGCCTTCCTCATCTCCTGACGTATGTAATACGCATTGGCTAGTGTAGGGTTGGCCTCTTCGATCTCTAATATTTTTTCTTTTCGTAAGTTCTCTGCTTCAATCGGGCATGAAGTACCTGTGGCTTTCTGCACCTTGACGCCAAGATGCTCTCCCCAGAGGTAGTATCGTGTACCCCTCATCCTTAGTTGTATCATTGTGGTGTTTCCTTCTTTGTTATTTTTGGTGGGCTATTATGTCAGCGATCCTCCTTGGTATTACGACATTGTTGTCACAGAAATCACAGGCGCGGCCATCCTCAAACCGTGCCACTGGCTCTGGATTATTCCCAAAGCCCTCACACTCTTCGCCACAGATGACGCAGTCGAATGTCTCAGTCATGCGTCGTCCAATGTAAAAGCTTTGGTGTCTGTATACAGATCAGCGTTGTCTTTATAATCTTGCTTTGTCCAATTTGCGTGCCAATCTGGATGCAAGTTCGTATGCACATGATAATCGTCAGCATCTTTGACATCCAAGTTAGCAAGTGCATCCTTGAACATTTCTGAAGTTGTTGCACGATCACTTACGTTTAGATTGGTCTTGCGTTTGATGTGTGCTTGTGCGGCACGTATATGTCCCTTGACCGTACTCTCACTACATCGAAGTCGATCAGCTATCATTGCATTGTTGCAACCATCTGCAACCATTTGCATAACCGCATGTTGCTTCTTGCTCAACTTATATATCCAAGATGTATCATGCACTGTGCCTGATGTAGTCGTAGGACCGATACTCATACGTCCTTCGAACATCTTGGCAAGCATATCCACTTGGCCTTTGAGTGAAGCTACTTCTAGCTCCAACGCACGGATGCGTTCTTCTGTCATTTGTGGTGTCCCTCGGTTTGTCATTGTCATAAAAAAAGACTGTCACCATTTTTGATGACAGCCCGAACATAATCCAAGTTTAGCAATAATGCAAACTTAGTTTATTCTAGTTGCTAATTGTTCATCTCTTTTGGCAAACTCGATCATACCCTCACGCCATGCTTTGTCCTTCATCGCTTGGGCTATGCCGTAAGCTAACAACCCCCCTTCCTTTCCTGATTTAACATCGATAGCGGCACCCCCTAGAGTGCCGTCACCCATGATGACGATGATTGCACCGCCATCCTGTATCTCCATCTTTGCCTCAAGCCCTGTCATAGTAATACTTCTCCTTTTCCGTAAGACACTCCAAGTGGATTTGTTTGGCCCCGTCAGAAAATGTGTCTTGCGTACCGTCTTCCCTAACTCCATGCAGTGGACAACACATCTCTGGCTCAATGGCTGTCCCTGCAACTAGAGGCAAACCACACCTGTCGCATGTCATGTTGTTGCAGTCTTTACAAACACGATGGCCTTTCTCTTCTGGCTCTCCGCATATCCAACACGTCCCAGGTATTGGCTCAATAATGTCTGGGATAAAAAAATCGCTCATTGCTCATACTCCACTAACCTTGCTGGTCGTAATTCCAGTACATCACCATGATGTGAAGAAACTAGACTGTTGAGAAATCCACACCAGCCCTTCAACGTTCTGTTTTCCAGCTCAAATTTTTCGAACATGATGTGGCTGATGTCCTCGCCTTCCTGTGCCTCACGCTTCAGCATCTTGAAGTGACGTTGTGCTTTTCTTCTGCTTGTGAAGAACGCACGGTTCTCTTCCATAACTTGATCACTCCATGTAACAGTGTAGATGGTTGTCGCACCGTACCTCATGCTACTCTCCTTTCGTTTCTTGCATTGAAGCGTTCGCCCAACAACATGTGTGCCAGGTCATCTACAACCGACGTAGCAAGCTCACTGATCTCGTTCACCCATATGCTACGCTCACAAAACTCTCCGATGTGATCACCACCGATACCAATACCAACAACTGTCACGTCTTGTTGCTGTATGTGTTTGATCATGTTTTCACATTTATGTATCTCACTTGGCATACCGTCCGTGATCAACATCATCACCTTACGATTGGCAGTGCGATCAAGCAGACGCGGATACACAAGAGCCATAGTATCCAGCAGTGGCGTACCACCACCTACTGCCTCTGGCATGTTACCTAAGTACGGCATCGAAGTGTTTATCCTGTCGTCAAAACGTTTCGGGCAGAATACCCTGTGAGGTTCGACACGGCTGTAGCCTGTCAATTCCTTCAATTGTACCTCATGTTGTTCGATGTAATGATCAGTCAGAAACACTGATGACCAATCGTCAAACGGTATACCGTTAAACAGGATGACCTCACTCTCTGCTTGGATACGATCAAGCAACTGCACAAGAGCAATGCACGTTTGCGAAGCCATCCTGATGCGCTCTCCAAACATGGAGCCACTACCATCCACTATGATTTGAACAGCGGTAGACACATCAGGCGTCGGTATTCTGTGACGAAACACATTCGGATGACCGTTGTATGCGGCAGTCAAGCGTCGGGCATCCAGCTTGCCGTGTTCCTTGGCACCAGCCCAGCCCACATTACTCTTGGCAATGAAGCCTCGTTCTATCTTTCTTTGCATAACGCTTAGTTCGCCACGATTTTTCTCAAGCAAGTGGAAGAAGTTGCTCCGTCCGTCATTGTTGTAGTCACGATGAAAGATCATGTTGCTGTATTTCCAGTCAGTCGAACCGTAGTTGAGACGATCAATGACCTTGTCGAACGCAGTGCTGAACGGCTTGTGATCCATTAGACCAGACTTGCCATCATGGGGTTTTAAACCTAACACCTCATTCATATCCAGCTCACCGTCCAACCTTTGGCTGGTGGCGTCGAGGTAGCCAGCCGTGTCCTCTGCGATCTTGTCACGTTCCTCTTCTGTCAGGTTGTCGAAGTTCTTCAGCTTCTCCTTTAGGTCGGGGTCGCTTTTGGCACGTTCCTCAAGCGCGTCTTGCATGTCCTGTTCAAGCATTTCCTCTACAATTTTGTGTGCGAGTATCATAGCCTCTGGCGTGGATGTGATCTGCTTTATCTCCTCGTACCATTTATCGAGCATGTCTTTCTGCTCACCAGTAAGGTACGCCATACACATCTCACGATATTTTCCCTCGTAACTTTTGTTGCGACTTGATACCCATGAGATCGCCATGACACCGATCTCCGACCAGTTCCAATACCGTTTATCATACTGGTTGTAGTCAAATGCCATCTGCTCATAGATTTTCTTGGCAACGTATTGATGTACCGCACTCAACATCGAGCGAGAACCTGGATACTTTTTCATCCACTCTCTCTCGATCCAGCAATCCTCTACCGCATTGAACACATAGCGTTCGAGTACCTCACCTTGTTTCAGCAGCCTTTCTGCGTGTGATTGATAGAGGGGCATATCCGTGAACATGACGTGGCAACATTCGTGATGATAGTAGCCCCGTGTGACTTGAACCTGATCTTGGTTGAGCATGATGTCATCTGGCAGTGAAGGTATGGTAATGATCTTACCGTCTGTCATGGCTTGATTGCCCATGAACAAGACCTCAACGCCAATGTCACCAGCTAGTACCTTGGCACCAGTGGTAACAGCACGCTCGAAGTTACTCTTATTGTACTTTTTCAACATGGTGTTTCCTTTTCTGTAATCGTTTCATAAAAGCGGATAGTTCACCTTTCTCCTTTCCTTTGAACATCTTGATTTTGATTGCACGTTTCTTGTAGTCGTCCCACACATGAACGTAATCGCGTGCAAACTTGCAGTAGTACCAGCGATGGCCACTCCCTAACCGTGGCTCCTCATCTCCCAAGTGGAAATGCACAAGCTCTGCATCACGCCAGAACTTCGTGCGTGGTGGCTTGCTCTTACTCATTACACAAACTGACTGTCGATGAACTCACTGATCTGTGTCGCATCGACGTTGCTTACTTTGTTCAGCACCGTGTAATTCAAAGCTGTCTTAACCTTGCGGCTCGTATCAAACGTGTCCATCATCGACACCATGTGTGCAGTCGTAAGCAAACCACGGGGCGAGATAGTCGACAGGATGCGACCCTCACTGAACGCCTCACGAATGTTATTGGCAACGGTCACAAGACGCTGTGCTGTCTCCTCTTGGAGAAGCAAACACTGGTCAAGTAAATACTTGATCTCATCTTCGGGGTTCATGTAGTCCATCTCGACCCACACTGGGAAGCGATCAAGAAACGCTTGGCTCTGTACTCGCGCACCCTGATACATGCCGTGTTCATCACCTTGGCCACGGGTATTAGCTGTTGCAAATATGTGACACCACTTGTGACGTTGTACGATGCGGCCACCGTCTTCTGTAATACGTAGCGCACCGTTGTCTTCTAGCGCAGACTGCAACGCATACAGGATGTCGGGACGTGCAAAGTCAACCTCGTCACATTGTAGTATGCAGGGTTGGCTCAATGCCTGTGGCAAGATACCGTCAATGAACTCGCTTACCGTTGTGCCGTTGCTTTGTTTCAGAACATCACGACCCACGAAGTCTTGGCGTGTGATCTCGCTGTCCATGTTGACACGGAAGTTCGGAAGGTTTGTACGTGCAGACAATTGGTTGGCAAGCATCGACTTACCTGTACCTGTATGGCCAGTAAGCATGGCGTTCTTGTTGTGAGCTAGTGCATACAGCACGGGGGGCAATGTTTCGGGATAGAACACATAGCTCTCATCTACCTTTGGCACATCAGGATGTGGAAACTCCCACTCGCAATACGGAATGTTCAGCTCCATCATGCCATCGCCCAACAATACCTTGTCTGGATCAGCACGCTTGGCCTCAACCTCATCGTCGGGGAGAAACAATTCCCACGCTTTCTTGTAGGTGAACTCACCGTTCGGTATGGAAGCATTAGGCGATGGCAAATCGAGCGTGACGTTGACGGGATCAGCACGCTGACTGTCTCGCACAAGGTCAGTCAACCTGTGATTGTCTGACTTTATCTTTCCAAGCTCTTTAATTACTAGGTCATGTTCTAATTGAAGGCCAGCATACTTCATCTCTAAGGTTTTGACATCTGCTCTGTACGTGTCCAGGTCTTTGCCCGTTGCAGTCTTGAACAAGCTGTTCAATTCCTCGCTTGGCTTGTCACCATCCCTTGTGTCTGGATGGATGAGCGAATACATTTCCATCTCCGCACCGTCCATGAACAGGCACTGGCCTTTGGGAAAGCCTATGTAGTAGCCCGTGGGGTTTTTCCCATCTGTGTCATGCTCACAGTAATGGTTCGGATAAAGCAAGGCTTCAAGAAACATCTCATACCGTCTTGTATTTAGGAAACCTCGGTCAAGCACAGGGGTCGTTTGTTCGGGGTGATACACGTCTAGGGACAACAGGTAATAGAGTGTGGCCCGTGGCAGAACATCTACGAGACTGTGCCAGTGATACGAAGATACCTTCTTCTTCTTACCCGTGTTGATTTTGGTGGATAGGATCGGACTGTCTCTCGTCGTCTTGTAGACGTCGTCTCGAAACTGATGTCCCCCCTCGTCCGTCAACCAGTAGTCCTCGTAGGCCATCCGTTTGACGAGACGTCGAAGGGCATTTTCCCTCGTCT